CTTAGGGCTTAAAGTTTAGAAGCATTCAATTATTATAATGTCTCTTGAACAAGATTACACTACTGTCCCTGGTCAGGTTTTCGCATGCCTTTCTATTGTTGGCCCGGAGTGCCCACAGAAGAATGACAAGTTTGGTATAAAAATCCGAGGAGCTTTTGCTAATCGCGATGAGGCTGCTAACCACGCAAAGCGTCTTCAGAAGGAGGATCCAACTTTTGATATTTACGTGGTAGATATGTACAAATGGCTTCTAATCCCTCCTGATTCTTCGAAGATTGAGGATGTTCATTATACCAATGAGAAGCTTGAAGAGATTATGACTGGTTACAAGGAGAATCAGGCTCAGGCTGCCCGAATGTTTAATGAGCGTAAGCAAGCTATGGGAGATAAGACCGGCTTCGCACCTGGTGATGACAACTCCAAGTTTTACACCAAGCCCGACGAGGCCCCGGTTTCCCACCCAGCCGAGGTGCTCGAGCGACTTAAGAAGGAGAAGCCAGATGCCAACATGGAGGATCTCGTCAAGGAGGCAGATGCTATAGTTGCGGAGGAAATGAAGCAGCGACAGAAGGAGCGTGAGGAAGCTGCTAAGGCCGCTGAGATGAGTGAGATTAAGGAGGAGGAGGAGGCTTCCACAGAGGCCAAGATCGAAGAAACTAAGGATGAGGGTGAACCCGAAGTTTCTTCCAAGTAAATAATTTTCATAACTAATATTAAATGATTAGCATTATCGTAACAATCATTCTCGTAAGTGCTTTCTTCATTTTGTTTTTTGGAGGGATGGGTCCAGAAAACAAAAAGGAAAAGAAAAAGGTTAATAAACCCGAAGCCAGTACTACTGCTGGATTTATCGAGGATACATACAGAGATCCATTTATCAATCATTTTATACCCCCGAAGGTTGGTAACATAGGTAAGTTTGTTCCTTACTCAGGTGTACCTGAGAATCACTGGCTGCATGGTTTTCCCCATAAAAAAGCCAAGTAGGAATACACCGAATATAAGAATCCATGTAGTCTTATCAATGTTTTTGAATACATCAAACGTTTCTTGGCTCTGATAAGGTGGTGGTGGTGGTGGATATTCAGATGGATGAAAGTAATACTCCTCAGTGGATTTTTCATTACTTTCATCTTTCTCCTCTGGAACATCTTCCAAAACGGGGTTATACTCGATGGGATTACCGATATCAGTTTCCATTTTCTAATATAGAAGGGGTTTTTTTTAAGTATTTTCTTCCTCACTTTCACTCTCATCATCTACTACAAAGTCCTTGAGATTACCATTTTCATCTGCGTCTGATTCATATTCTTCTTCGCTATCATCGTCGTCGTAAAGTTCATCATCTGTATCGATATCCGAATCTATATCTGTGTCATGTTCATCTGTTCCATAATCATCTTCTAATACCGTTTCAGTGGGTTGAAATAAAACAGGTTTCTTTATCTGCCTTCCTGAGCGAGTACGGGTAACTAATACAACCATTTTAGGTAGTATTGCGTATTATTGTTTAAGTAGTTTTACAAGATTATTGTCTATTATCGTGTGTGTTCTAGCCTTATTCTTCTTCCCTTTACAAACTGGGCATTGTTGCGTTATTTTATTGCCTTTTATGATGTAAGACATCACATTGTCTGGGTGATCTCCTCGGATGGATTCACAATAGGTTGATGTTGTAAGCGCCACATGATTCGTTTTGTTTCTTTTAACACTTACGACTGTCGTGTCCGCCTGTCCATCCATGATCTTCTGTATAAATCTCTGCAACAGGGGCTTCGCCTCGATCTGTTTAGGTTGTGGCTTTTCAACGAATTTTTTGATTTCTGGGCAACTCTGGAGTTCTTTCTTTTTGGGATACAGTTTGTTGACAATAACACTCGGTAACTCATGTCTCCGTCCACAGAAGTCTTTACAGAATCCATCCTTCCTTCCCCTGAGTGTTTCACAGCGGCAAAAACATTTCTGTATGATTAGTTTACCACTAATAATAAACCACACATGATTTGAGTTGTGTTCTCTTCGCAGGTTCTCACAGTAATTTGAGTTTGTGGCGGCTAGGAATGTGTTTTTGTGTTTGAAAAGTTTGGTGATGTAAGCGTTTGATTGCCCTTCAAGATTCTTCCTCACAAACATCTGTATGAGAGATTTAAGCTCTTCATCCTGTAGTTCATCCTTTGTTTCATCTTCTGTAAAAGAACCTTCTCTAGTAGGCATAGATGGTGGTTGAACAAACACCGTTTGAGGAGCATCTGTACGAACAGCGGACATTTTCAAAAGTTCTACATCGGGTGTAGGTTGCACACGAATAATTGTACTCAAGGGCTCCGGGGTGTACATGAAAACAGGTAAGTATGCGAGTTGGTTCACCTTACCCTTCTCACACCCGGGACATCCCTGTCCACCACAAGCATCGTGTTTAGCCCTCTTATAGGACCATGGCATTCTAAAACCACTACCTTTGGTCTTCCTACGAATATCACCATACACAGCTGCGTCTATGATATCATTCCAATCATATGAACTCTTAGCTGTGGTGAGGGCTACGAGCACGTGTTCTCTCAAAGCGATTGCTGAACTTTGGTCTACAACAAAGTCTGGCCAGTTTAGATGTACCCCAGTCTTGATAAAGTTACCAACCGTCTTTGGGGGTGATACAGAAATTAAGCATTTTTTACCACCATGACGCTTCACCTTGTCACATATGATTTTACATATGGATTTGATCTCATCCATTGCGAGAGATTCTTTGTCCTTGTAGTCAATGTCAATGAAGAAGTTGTAAGTGGGAGTCTTTTGTTCCACGACAAACAGCTTCTCATTGGAGCTAATAGCCTCTATGTACTTGTCATAGAAGTCGTTCAATCTATCAAATGGCACAGAGAGTTTTCCCCCGTCCATGAGCACATGTGATAGATTGGTTGCGTTATCAAATTTTTGAGATGCGCACCAACTCTTAAACATATCTATTTATTAGTCGTCGTCTCTAAACCACTTCATAAATGATACATCTGGGTACACCTTTTTTTCAGCTAGTTCTTTTTTTATAACTAAAAGTTCATATACGGTTTTATCTTTATTCTCATCCTTCCACTGATTGATCTCATCTTCACACATTCCCCGATTCTTATCAAGAAGCTTTTCAATCTGCATCAATATGTAAGCCTTAGACTTCATTATTTAATAGAGAAGGTTTTTCTATTATGAGAACTTATGCACGAGTAAAACTCTGGATTTTTAATCACGTTATCAACGATAAGTTTCCAACGCTTTCGTGAGTTGAATTCTTCTAGAGTGTCAAAACTCATAAAATCATTCTCATCATAGGTTTTCTTGTATGGTTGATGGTTAGCCTTCTTTACTGCTGTTTTCTGCTTCTCTTCATAGAACTTTCGCACCATTTCCTGTTGTTGAGATCTGGTGTAATTGACGAAAAATATGAATACATTGTATTCTAACTCTACTGTAGGGCTTTCCTTGTGTGTAAACTTAAATTCTGTATACTGACCATTTTTTAGTGATATAACCCCCCTAGTCTCTTCTTCCAGTTCTCTAAGAGCACAACGTATTGGGTTGTAAATTTCTCTTCTTCGGCATCCTCCTGTGACAAATATCCATTCCTTGAATCTCCAATCTCTCACAGTGAGGAACCTCGGTTTGCCATCCGTAAAGCTAACCGGTATCGCAATCGCTTTGTACTTTTTCATTGCTCATTCGTTAAGCTATAATAAGCGGATATGTTTATTCAATCAGTTTTTCCTCTTCGGGGGTCATTTCCGACAAAACATCGTCATCTTCGTCTCCGTCGATACCATTGAGCCTCTCCATGACGTCCTCTGAGAAATCTCGGAGTTCATAAAGTTCTTCCCGAGTTTTGTTAAGTTCCCTAAGTAGGAAAATAACACCTATAATAGAAACAGCTGTGGCGATCATCATCACATTCTCATGAGTGAAAGGGATCATTTGTATAATACCCTAGCTTTATCTTTTTAAGCATTCTACATCAGTGCTCCCATACGAGTTCTACCCGCTGGAGGGCACTCATATGGAGTCTGGGCAAATTGGACGGCTTCGTAATGCGTATTTTGACAAGACTTTTCGGTCGATGGAGAGGGCTGACCGATAAACGTCTCGAGTGTCCT